TGCTTCTTGTCGTTGCGGAAAAGTGCTCCGGTGTTCTCGCGTTGCTCGTAGGTCATGTGGTGCTCCTTTGCTTCGTTGCCTCGATCGCGTCGAACGCTCGACGCGCCTTCACGGCGTAGCCATCCGTGGCTCGCTTGGCGATTCCCTTCGGCCCGCCGTTATGGGTTCGTGCGATGGTGTCGATCGACCAGTCCCTCGCGTAGCGCGAGAGATACGCGAGCACCACGCGCTCGGCGTAGGCCCGGTCGGTGACAGCCTCGTAGCCGCGTGCCTTGAGGGTCGGCTCGTGCTCGACGGCATCGAGCCAGTACACGCGGTGGATCTGGTACGCGCCGAGCGCGCGGCCATCGTCGCCGACGGCGCGGTCTGGGTCGCGCGAGCCGCCCGTTTCAACCTGGCGGAGCGCGTCGAGGATTCGGCGCGTGTCCGTGCCGGCGGGAGGTGGCACGACGAGAGCGGCGGCGAGGAGGGCGGCGATCATTCGTCCACCTCCTCAAGGATGACGAGGTCGGTGAGATCGACGATCATCGGCTCGCCCGTGATCGAGTACGCCGCGCGCACCTCGATCATCCCGGTCTCCTCGACGATCCCGTACACATCGGCCGACGAGCGGCACGATGCGAACATATGCGCGAGGGCATCGTCGAAGGCATCCGACTGCGCGTCGATGTGCTGCGGGTCGATGTGCGCGAGGATCGTGCGGGAGGCTTCGGCCTCGGCTTCGTGCGGAAGGTAACTCACGCGCGGCCTCCCTTCGCGGTCAGGACATCCATCCACGATGCCCAGTCGAGAATCTCATCGGTGCTAGCGTTGCAGATCCACTCGTAGTGCTCCTGCTCGTTGCACCCGTCAATTTCGGCGAGGTGAATCGGGAGATCGAGATCGGTGAGGCGATCCACGGCATCGTGATAGGTGAAGGTCTGACTCACGCGCGGCCTCCCTCGATCATCGCACGGATCTTTGCTCGCTTGATCGCCGCGCTCTTCTCGAAGCGAGCGATCGCATTCATCGCCGCTTGTTGGCTTGCATAGCCTTCGCCGTTATTGATCGGCCCGTTGAAGCCTGCGTTACCGCGCGTGATGTACCAGCGCGTGTGAGTGCCGAAGTTCGCAGGCGCGACGCGCACGCCTTCGGCAAAGAGAGCGTTCTCGATAATCTTTGCGATCGTTTCGTCCACGGTTGCGGTTCCTTTCATCGGGATCCATTCCCGACGCAACTAGTATCGGCTAGATTGGCTGAGAGTCCATAGGATTCCCAAGATATTCTATCGGCTCCCGCAAGTATCGACGGGAGCGGCACTTACGCGCACGGATTTATCGGAGGTGGAAACGGTTTCCACTTATCCACAAGGTTATGCGCCGCGCTTGCCGCAGCATCCGCGCTTCTTCGGAGCGTCGGAGGGAGCCTCGCCGGCGACCGTCACGGCCACCCATCGCGCCTCTGGGCACGCGCTCGACGCGAGCCGGATCTTCGCGCCGACGAAGCATCCGCAGGCCAGACACACTCCACGGTCGTGCTTCTCGCAGGCGAGGCACGAGTCCCATCGCGCGGTGATCGCGTCCTCGGGAGCGCGGTCTCGCCCGAGCGCGGCCTTCGCCACGCCGACGGCCCCGCGCGCGAGGTCGGCGATCGAGGGACTCTGGTCGCCGTCGCCGCGCTTCCAACGATAGGTCTCGCTCATGGTGTGATCCTCGTGATCGTGATCTCTCCGGGGACTCCTCGTGCCGTTGCCGCCTCGGCGGTCAGCGCGTTGCATCCGCCCCCAGTCGTGCAGGTGCACTCCGTGGTATCGACCACGGTAGAGAGTGAGTAGCCGCTAGACGGATTGGTCTCCGAGTAGAGATTCCAACCGATGCAATCGACGCCGTCCTCGGGGGCAGTACCCGGAGCCTTGCGGTATTGAATTGCCGAGATGAGCGCGGTACTCGACATCGTGATCGTAGCTCGATCGAGCGTCAGCACTCGCGATGATCCCGCGCTCGTCGATGTCGAGTAGAGCCTCGGGTCGTGACATCCACGGTAGTACGCGGTGATCGTGTTCGAGATGTTGAACGGCCCGCCAAGGTTGCCCTGCGTGTTCTGGTCAGTCCATCCTCGAGTGTAGTACTGCGCCCAGACGGTGAACTGTATCTGCACCTCGGTTTGACAGCAGCAAGAGGTGTTACACGCGCCACATCCGGTCTGCGCGAGCATCGTAGATCCGGTACATCCTCCACTAGTTCCATCGGCCGACGCGCAGGCGTTCGACGCGCGCGTGCGGTGACGGTACACGCATTGCGCCGTGTTGATCGTCGGACTTCCGGTCGGGCCGTTGCTGCTCGAGGTCAGCGATGCGACCCATCCCGAACCAGAGCCACCCGCCCAGGTGAACCGAAGGGTTCCGGCCGTCGAGTAAGTATCTCCTACCGATAGTCCGCCTTGAACAGCCACGAACTGGATCTGCCACGGATGACATGATGGCCCGCCGTAGAACTGCACACCGCCGCCGTCGCCTACGAGGAGCGCACACTTGGACGCGCTGGTGGTTGCGACACAAGGGAAACTCAAAAAGCTCGCGCAACCGTAGGCGGTCGGATACTTGCAGAAGTTCGGATACGGCACGAGGTTCGCCCAGATCCACAGAGCGGTCTGATTGGTCAAATCAAAACCACAGGTCGTAGTCTCCTGCTCGACTCCGATGTCCAAGATGTAGGCGCTCGTTGCGGTGAGAATGGACAGCGTGTCCTCCTCGCAAAAGAAGTAAGGCGCGCCGTCTGCACAAGTACCCTCAGCGCTGCTCGTGCATGGCTTTGTAGATTGCTGAAATCCTTGACGAGCGCAATAGAGGCCATTGATCTCGCCGTCTGGCCCTATGCCTCCGACCACATCTTCAACGACCACTTGCACATCGTTGCATCGAGAGTTCACCTGCACCTTCCCCGTACTGCCGGGAAAGGCGATCTCATAGATGAACTGCGAACCGCCGACGGGGTTGTAGCTCGAAGTGACCGGATCACATGAGCACGGCGAGGCGACGCAGCAGCACGCGCGCGACGGGTTCAGCATGGGCTCACTTCTTCAGCCACTTCGAGAGCAGGCCAAAGTGACCGACGATGAAGCCGCCGACGAGGCAAAGACCGCACGCCCAGACCGAGCCGAGGAACGATTCAACGCTTGCGAGCACCATGTGTAGATCCCTTCTTTCGATTCTTCCTGACAGGTTGAGGTGGCGCGGTGCGCCTAAAAGCCTCGTCGAAGATCCTATCGCGTTCGCGCATCTGCCACACGCGCTCGCGCGCATCATCGCCGCCCACCTCGATGAGCTCGGCCGCGAGTTCGGCGTTGCGACGCTCCGCCGGCGTGATGAGACCGAGCCAACCGCGCACGAACTTCCCGAGGCCCAAGTGCCACACGAGGAAGGCGATCCCTGCGATCGAGAGCGCGAGTAGGCCGTAGGTCACGACCTCGGCCCACCACGGCGTGATATTCGTCGTGCCCATGAGATACACCTGCACGGCATCGACGAGTCCGAGGATCTGCTCTTGTTCCACGATGCCCCCCTCGGCTTGCGTGCGGATCACCGGGATCGACGGATCCGGCTTCCAGGTCTCCTCGTGGATCGTCTCGAACCGACGGCCGCTCGACCTCGCGAGCGTGCCGATCTCGTTCGAGGATCGCGCGATCTTCTCCGTGGCCGTCGAGCACCCGGCGAGCACGGCGCACACGATTGCGAGCGCGCGCATCATGGCTCCTCCGGCTCGACGAAGTCCTTCCCGTTCCATTCCCAACCGATGCCGCACGCTTGGCCCTCGGCGAGTTGGATCGCCTCGCTCCCGACTGGGGGCGACCACGACGAGCCGCCATCCCAGAGGATGAGATTGTCCACGATGCCGCCGATGACGATTGCCCATCGCATAGTGCCTCCGTCAGTAGTAGGTCACGAACACGACCAATCCGCCGCCGCCCGCGCCGCCTGCGCCGCTCGCGTAGCCGTTCTCGCTCGCGGCCCCGCCTCCGCCGCCGCCGCCGTAGGAGCCGCCTGCCGCGCCCGCTTGGCCCGCCATCGCGAGGCCCGATCCGCCACCGCCGCCACCAGTCGCGACGATGCCGTTGGAGAATCCGAGAACCGGATCCTCAGCATCATCCGTGCTACCTCCTGATGCCGACGAGCCGACTCGCGCTGTGCCTGATCCTGATCCGCCGAATCCAATCTGATTGCCCGCCGACAGGCCAGCACCGCCGCCACCGCCGCCGCTCCCCTTCGCGTAGAGCGGCGCGTCGGTCGCGTTGCGCGTGCCGCCGGCACCGCCCGCTCCGCCGTCGAATAGTCCGCCAGTCTGTGCGGCTCCCGCCGAGCCGCCGGAAGTCGTGCCGCCTTGCCCGAGGTTTCCGCCGACCGCTCGGCCGTATACGCCGGGCGAGTCGCCGAGGCGCGTCGTGCCGCCGTTGCCGCCTGATGCGCCGCTCGTGTCGTTAGTGGTGCGCGATGCACCGCCAGTACCGCCGGCCCCGATCGTCACGGAGATCGTCGCGGGAAGGTCGGCCGCGTTCCAGGTTGTCTCCGTCACGGCCGCGCCACCGCCGCCGCCGCCACCGCCTCGAGCACTCGACGCGGCACCGCGACGGCCAGAGCCGCCGCCTCCGCCACCGCCGACCATGATCGCGTACACGATCTTCGCGCCCGCCGACTTCGTCCAAGTTCCGCTCGAGGTGAACGCCTCGACCTTGGCCTTGCGTCCATCGATGCGCGCGATCGCTTGCGTCGTGCCGTCATCGGTCTCGACGAAGAGCGCGCCGTCGTAGTAGTTGATCGCTAGCTCGCCCTGCGCGAGTTCGCCCGTGGTCGGTTCGACTCCGGTATCACCGCTTCGCTTGTGCTTGATGATGTCGGCCATCAGGAGGCTCCGTACTCGCCGCCGTCGAGTTCCTGCACAAGTCCGGCGGGACAGGTTCCCGTGATCGGGTTCGGCGCGATGAACTCGTACGCGAGCGCGCCATTCTCCGCGCGGCGCATGATCATCTCCACGATCGCTCCCGTCGGCACGGGCTCGAAGAAGTAGCCCTCGGCATCGTTGAGTTCGCGCGATGTGACGGCATAGCCGTAGGCGCTGTCGTTCGTGTTCCCGATCTCGAGCAGGTTAATGGCCGCGTCTGTAGATGTTGTCCCGGACTTCGCATTCGATGGTAACGCGACCGCAACACCAGTAGCAGTAGTTCGGCGGATCTCTTCCCATGAATACTTCCATCGGGCGCGACCGGCACCGATGATCGCGTTACCCGTGATCCGTGCCGGGAACCGATTCTCGCGCTTCGAGTAGTCCTCGCCCGTGCGATCGACGCGGCGCGAGTTCTGCACCGCGCCGTAGATCTCGCCCCAGGTCTCTGGGGTGAGCGCGCCGAGTCCTTTGCTGATCGTCGGCTTCATCAGGAAATACCGGGAAGGGTGGAAAAGTCAGCCGTGCCGGGGAAGGGTTGACGAGCATAGACCGCAGCCGCGTATCCGCTTGCGAGTTCAGGATCGCCGTCGGCCGATCGCTTGGGCACTTGGCGAAGATGCGCCGCGCCGTCCCAGACGAAGGTATAGGTCACCTCGTAGAGATCGATCGCGATGCGCGATCGGCGCACGCCCGTGAACAGGACATAGCCGGCCGTCCCGCCGAGGAAGTCGGCCGAGTTGCGCTTCCCGATCATCGCGTTGACGGCCGCTTGGTTCGCGTTCGTGAAGTCCGTTCGCACCGTGTAGGTCAGTTCCTGCTGCACGACGAGGCCCGAGACAGGCACGCCGGCCGCATCGACGCTCGCCCCGCCGATGTCCGTCGTTAGACCGGGCGCGTTGAGGTTCTGCGGAAGCGTCGCGCCCGTGCGCCAGATATCGACGGCCTCGACGCGCGTACTCGACTCGATCTTCGCGAAGTTCGCTGCTGTCTCGCTCTGCGCGTCATCCGTGTATGTGGCCGTCGCCGTCCAAGTCTTGCCGCCCGAGTCCTCAACTGGCGCGTAGGTGAGGTTAGATAGTTTCGCGCCCGCCGAAATGCCGCCAGAGTAGGCCGAGCCGAGCGTGTATGACGAGAGTTGCCCGCGAGCATCTGATGCTGTGCCTTGGGTGACCTCCGTGATGAGCAGATTCACGCGCGCGGACTTAGAGTCGTTTGATTCGGTTTCCTCGATGCTCTTGACGATCACGGCCATAGGTCACCCCTTCAGGTAAGCACCGCCACGCCGCCGGCCGAGAGCGCGGCGTTGATCTTCTTCAGTTCGTCGGTCTGCTTCTTCGTCTCGTCGAAGATCCGGCGATCGATGTCGATCGAGTCGCTCGTCGCGGCGATCTTCAGTCCGCCGATCGCGGTCGATACGCTCTCGGTCATCTGCTGCCGGCGGAGATCGTCCTCCATCGCCTTCGCGCGTGCGGCCTCGGTCGCGTCGGCGATGCTCGCCTCCAGGCGGGTACGCTCGTCGAGGAGCCGATTCTGTTCGGCCTCGGTGCGCTTGCGCTCGGCGACGGCATCCCGGAGATCCTGCACGGCCTTGAGTTGCTCGATCAGGTCGTTGGTCGCCGCAGCGTCGAGGCCCGCCGCCTGCGCCTTCATGCGGAGGATGTGCTCCTCGGCCGCGGCCTTGCCCATCGTGAGTTCGAGCATCTCGCGCTCGAGCGCGGCCTGCTCGTTGGCGATCGAGTCGATCGCCGACTGGAGCGCGCGGGCCTCCTCGGTGATCCGAATCGTCTCCTGCGCGATCGTGTTCTTCTCGCCCGCTGCGGCCTTCGCGACCTTCTCGGCCTCGGCCTGCTGCTTGGCGAGGTCGAGTGCCTCCTGCGCGGCCTTGATCCGGGCGATGTCGTTGGGGTCGGTGATGCCCGCCGCGGCGATCTTGCGGTCGAGGATCATCTCCTCGTAGTCGGCCGCGCTCATCGTGAGTCGGAGCCGCTCATCATCGAAGCCTTGGATCAGTTGCGCGATCGTCGCGCTGCGCTGCTCGGCCTCGGCCTTGAGTCGAGTCTGTTCGGCGAGTTGCTGCGCGAGATCGACGCGCTGCTCTTCGAGTGCCAAGTTGTTCGCCGTAGCTCCGGCGAGTGCCTTCGCCGCGTCCTCCTGCGCCTGCATCGCGGAGAGGATGCCTCGCATATTTGAGAGTTGTGCTGCGGCTTCGTTCGCTGCGGTTTCGTCGATCGCACCCTCGGCGACCTGCTGATTCCTGATCTGTAGCGTGCGCTGCGCGTCGGCGACATCCTGCTCGGCCTTCGCTCGAGCGGCGACAGCATCAGCGACCGCCTTGTTTGCGGCGATGTTCGCTGCGACCTCGTCGCGAAGTTCGCGCTCGGCGGCGATCTGCTGCTCGATGAGTGCGACCTGATCGGCCCGAGCGTTGAGGAGAGCCTGAAGTCCCTCGATGTCCGCTTGCGTACCCGTGCTCTTCGAGCGCGCGGATGCGGTGTCCTTGTTCAGGGACTCGACCGCCGCCATCGTGCGTTCGATCACCGCTTGCGTGCGCTGCATATTCGCCTCGATGCGCGCATTCGACTCGGCGACGCGAGCCTCGGCATCGGAAACGAACTTCTCGATCACGGCATAGAGCGCGCCGGCGGCGACGAGGATCAGGCCGATCGGCCCAAGAGCCGTGTAGAGCGCGGCCCCGATCGCACGGCCGGCCGTCGCGGCCCGTGCCGCCACGCCCGTGAGCGTCGCGTCGAACTTCATCGCGCCGGACTTGATCGCCTCGAACGCCGTCGAACTAGCCGCCGGCAAGCCTTGAAAGCCTGCCTTGATCCGGCCGAACGCCGTCGAGGCGAGCGTCGGGAGCGACGAGATCGCCGGCCCGATCTTTGAGAGCGCGCCAGTCGCGGCCGTCGCACCCGACGAGAACGCCGAGGACATCGACTCGCGGAGAGCCACGAACCGGGCCGGGATCGTGCCCGTGAAGTCGCGCACCTTCCCGAGCGCGGCCGTGATCGCGCCGCCCTGCGCCTTTACAGTTTCCGCCGCCTGCTGTGTCGCGTCACCGATTGCGGTGATTCCGGCAGTAGACGCTTTGGCCTGCTCGGCTTGGGTGAGGAGTGTGGTCGCAGTTGCGAGACGCTCTCGCGCTTCAGCGACTTTGGTCGCGTCCGCAGCGAGACTCGCGTCGAACGAAGCCGCAGCTTTTGCACTCGCAGACGCTAGACGCTCCTGCGCTTTGGCGACCTTGTTTTGAGAAGTTTCGAGTCTCGCGCCGAGTGCAATAGCTTGGTCGTAGGACTTCGCATCGGCGATAGATGCCGAAATCTTCGTCACACTCTGCGTCGCCTTCTCCACGGACTTTTTGGCCGCGATGACTCGACGATCAGCAGCGACCGCAGCGTCGGCTCCTGCGGCCATTGCTCTGTATGAGTCCTCTACGGTTTTTAGGCTTGCACTAGCACCAGCGACATCATCTCGCAACTTTGCTATCTGATCGATGCCTTCAATCTTCGGAAGTTCGATCGCGGCAGACTTCAGACCAGACAGAGATCCGGCCTGCCGCTCGAGTGCCGCGATGCCTTCCACGACCTTCGGGATCTGCTTCGTCCCGATCTGCACGAGGTCGCGCATCTGGAAGATGAACGAGGGATCGATGCCGAGTTTCGCGAGCGTGGTCGAGAGCGCGTTCACCGCACCGTCCATCGCCGCCAGGTCGCGCTTGGACTTGCCGACGAAGCCGTTCAGCGCGGCGAACCCGCTCTGGAGTCCGTCGGCGTTGACTTTGAAGTTCACGAACAGGTCGCCCGTGTTAGCCACTCTTCGCGCCTCCTAGTGCCTTGAGCATAGCGATCCAAGCGTCCGGCCCCTTACTCTCGGCGGCAGGAGACTTCGGAAGCCACGGCATGAACTCGGAGACCTTCGCGGCCGCGCTACCCGGCTTGCGGTGCGCGTTCACATACAGCGCGGCGAGCATCGCGAAACCGTAGTCGGTGCGGAATCCGCCGATCGGCTCGAGCGCGTCGTAGGCCATCCACTCGGTGAGTTCACGCGAGGAGACGCGCGCCTCGAGTTCAGCGACCGTCATCCCGAGCGCGAGCGCGAGGCGGAAGAGAAACCGCCGGCACGCTCGCTCGGTCAGTTTCCCGTCATGCTCTCCACATCCTTCGCGCCCATCCCGGAGAGCCTCTGGGCGACCTCGAAGAGCGGGTCGATCACGCGAGCCGGGAGGCCCGCGACCTGCTCGACATCGCCGTCGGCGAAGAGCCGCTTTCCGTCTGCGTCGCAGATGCACCGGACGAGGAGCCGCGCGCGGAGATTGACGAAGTTCATCTCGCGGTTAGTGCCCTTGCCGATGAAGCACGCGGCCTCGAACGAGTCGCGCTCGCCGGCCGTGAGGCCACGGATCGAGATCGGCTCGGCGATGCCGGGAATGGAAACCGCCTCCACGGGAATGGAGGCGGCGAGTGAAAGCACGAAGTCCTTCGATGCGGTCATGGTGTGGTGCTCCGAGATGTGCGAGGCGATCAGGTCGAGGAGGTAAAGCCGCCAGTCACGCGGACGGTGAGGTCGGCCTCGACCGCTCCATCGACTGCGGCCGAGACATTGAACGAGGTCACATACCCCGAGAAGGCCAACTGGAAACCGCCCGTGCCCGTGTTCGGCCCGAACTGGATCCTGAAGTTGCGGTAGTCGGCACCGTTCGCATAGGTCGACGGGTTGAGCGCGCCGTTGTTCGATCCCGTGCCGAGAAGGCCGGCCGAATAGGTGGGCGCGAAGAGCGTCACGGAGATCGTGCCCGAGTCCTTCGTGCCGCCGATGAATGACTTCACGCTCGCCGACAGCGCGGAGGTATCGATCTCGGCGATCGAGATCCCATCGACCGAGATCGACTTGATCTCGCCGACGGAGGTGAAGGTCGAGCCTCCTGATCCGACGACGGTTGCGTATGAGAAGGTTGAGCCGGGTGCGACGATTGCCATTGGTTTAGCTCCAGGTGATTGTGGTCGTGAGTTTGATCGTAGACGAAGCCTGCACGGCACCATCCTGCTCGGCCGAGATCGAAAGGTTCGTGCAGATGCCGTTCGCGGTAGCGGTGAGTTGTGCTCCGGCGAAGTAGATGTTGAACACGCTCGCGGTGGCATCTCCGCTGATCGGTTGGATCACCGATTGAATACTCGCGAAGTCCGACGGCGCGAAGAAGTCCACCGTGATAGTGCCAGACTCAAGAGCACCCATGATGTACGCCTTGTCGGTGCTCGTGAGACTGGTGATATCGATCTCGGTCAGCGAAGAGCCGCCGACGGAAATGCTAGTGACCTCACCGATGAGGACACCGGCCGCGTAGAACTCTGTACCGTACGCGGAGAGTGCCATCGATCAACTCCAAGTGATCGCGGTCGTGAGCTTGACGGTAGCGGACGCGGTCACGGCCCCGTCCTGCTCGGCCGAGATTGAGAGGTTCGTTGCGATGCCATCGAAACTTGCGACGAGATTGCCGGCGGCGAACTCGAGCGAGAAACTAGCGGGAGTGTTATCTCCGCTAGCAGGGACGAGAGCCGTCTTGAAGTCGGCGTAGTTCGCGGGCGCGAAGAAGTCGATCGTGAGCGTGCCTGCTTCGAGCGCGCCCATGATGTACGCCTTGTCCGTGCTCGTGAGGTTCGTGATGTCGATCTCGGTCAACGAGGAGCCGCCGACGGAGATGTTGGTGACCTCGCCGACGGCGGAGCCGCCCACAGTAATGATCGTGTTGTATGAGGAGAGTGCCATGCGGAGTACCTCGTTAGGAGTGCATCGAGACTACCTCTAGCGTCGCAAGATATAAACCGTGCGTAGCACCATCTGCGGGCGGTTGATAGTCCGTCTGGATCGTCGAGACCCGGCTCGACTTGACGGAAATCTTCACGACCCCGCCCGACGAGAAGTCCTGCGACCAGTCGGCGAAGATCGCTTGAGCCTTCTGGGCGATGTCCACGGAGACCTTCTTGTCGAGCGCGAGGCAATGGAGCGACACGCTCGACCGGGTGAGGGTCGGCACGCCCGAGAGCACCAGATACGGCGCGCTCGAGTTCAACTCGTACACGATCGCCGGGAGCGACCCGTTGTCCTCCCGGAGTTCGGGGTAGATCCGCACCGGGTGCGTGCCGATGATCGAGGTCAGGCTCGCCGTAGCGGCGACCTTGGCCTTGATCGCGGTCTCGATGTTCCAGACGGTTTGTGCACTCACGAGAGATCCTTACTGGGCGTGGACTTGATCCGGCCCCACTCGTTGATGAAGTCCGTGAACTCCTGCACCGCCGAAGCCTCGGCTCCCGGCTTGAGCCGCTTGAAGAGGCGGAAGAAGACCCACTTGCCGGGGATGTCCTTCTTTCCCTTCACCCATCCGCGCATCCGGCCCTTGCGGACGATCGAGAAGCCCTTCTCGATGAGCCGGCCGTAGAACGCCCCGCTCTTCCCGGTCACGCCGATGCGGCGACCGATGTAGAGCCGACGCTGCTTCGAGCCGAGCGGGATCACGGCGATCGCCGTCGAGACCTTCGAGCGCGCGAGACCTGGCGAGACCATGCGGCCACGCCTCATGTACGGCCACAATCGATCGCCGGGGAATCCCTTGTCCGTGTTCGTCGTGAGCGAGTTGATCTCGGAGCGCATGGCGGCGGCGATGCGCTCGAGCGTCCGAGTCGCCACGCGCTCGATCATCGCCTTCTTGAGATTGTCGTCGAGTTTCTTGAACGCCGCGACGAGTTCCTTCCCGCCGGACAGGTTCACGCTCTCGAAGAACTGCTGCGACATCACGCCACCTCCCGCACGGTCACGGTCACGGTCTGCTGCCGCGCGTCGTACTGCTCGATGCCGATGATCTCGAAGGTACGGGTGTCCGTCTGGAGGCGGGCCGTCACCGACAGAAGAGCGGCATCCTTCTCGCGCATCATAATCTCGTAGGAGCGTTGGTGTGTGACCTGCTCGCGCTCGACACCCTCGGCGGCAGATGTCCCTTTGAGGTAGCCCCAGACGATCGTGCCCACGCCGAGGAAGGTCGGCTCGAGCGAGCCGAACTCGTCGAGATCCGTCGTGCGGTTGAGCACGAGGAACGGCGTGCGCATCAGGCCGGAGCGGACTCGCCTCATGCCATCCTCGGGATCGAGTACATCCGAGCGAGCGACTCCACGCCATGCGGGACTTCGGTGAGCGCGGTCTCGCTCCCGGTCTCGCGGGCGATGTCGTACCAGTATGCGACCGACATCAGCACGGCCTGCCGGAGAGCCTGCGGGATCGCGCTAGCGGCCGCGCCGTAGCCGGCCGTATAGCCGATCGTCACGCTTGAGATGCCCGCGTAGACCCGCGTGCTCGGCCACGCCGAGATCGTGCTCGGGTTAATGACGATGCTGCTCGGGAGCCTCTGGCCCTCGAGCGTGTACGCGCCCGCGCTCAAGGTCTGCGTCGCGCCGGCCGTGTCCACATAGGTGATCGAGGAGACCGCCGAGACCTTGCCGGCCGGGAGGATGATCTCGTAGCCGCGCGGGAAGCGATCGAGCTTCAGCGTGTAGGTTCGGTTGACGAACGGGCGATTAGCCAGTCCCTCGACATAGTTCCTCGCCGCCACGATGAGCGAGGTGATGAGCGAGTCCTCGTCCGTGTGCGTCACTCGCAAGTGCGCCTTCGCCTCGGTAATCGTGACAGGCTCGACCGCCGGCGAGGTCGCCTCGACATTCGACAGGTAGGTCGCACCGTCAATCGCCAGCATCGCTCGCCTCCTTCGTCGCCTTGCGGAGCCGCACACGGCCACGCTCGGGAGTCTCGATCTTCGGCTCGTCGCGCTCGACCAAGCCGGACGCAATGTATCGCGCCGCGTCAGAATCTGGAATCTCGCAGCGCATACCTGCGGCGAACGCGCCTGCGCTCGTGACGAAGGACTTCAGTATGTGGACTCTCATGTGTGATCCGAAAAGAAGAGGGCGAGCCTTGCGGCCCGCCCTCGTTTCATCCGACCATCCACCTATTAGGTGTTGTCATCCTTCAGGGCGCGGAAGGCATCGGCGCGAACGACCTTCGCGTCGAGGCGCATCT